TGGCCCTCTTTAAAGGCAAACGAGCAAAATTGGGAAAAGGAATTGCAATGAGGAACAAGCAGGGCTTCACTCGCTATGCAAGCGTAGCAGAAAGCGGCTTATACCCACAACTTCTACCACTGATATCAGGTGACACCATTTTGTGCAGGTTGGGAATGTTCATGGGAATGTTCAATTTCACTTCAACTCTAATGGCAATGTCAGTAACTGAAAGCATTGGGATAAGAGTAGTGCAAAGTTCAGATGACTTTATCGCCATATTCGAAGGGAAAGACGACCAAGACATACTCCGGCAAGTAGAAAAGCTAAGAGTGCACTACAAACTAGCGGGAATAAACATGAGCGCTGGAAAGAGTCCGTTGTTTATACCAGGAGGAATCGGTGAGTTTACTTCCCAGTACCATAAAGATGATTTTGTTGGAAATGTCTCTACCGAATTGCCAGCATTGAGCCCAATAGGAAAGAACCCCGAAACAGACCTTCATATGGGATTAAAAACGATACAAAGTGCATTGATAACGCACAGAGTGCTTCACCCAACGGCAGCTTTGATGCTAAGGATATTCCACAAAAACTACCAGTACATCTATGGATGCTTTTCTGACCCAAGGAGAAAATTCATAGAAGAAGAAGGGTGTGGAGTAACAAGTTACCAAGGAGCAAAATTGGTTCACAGCGTCACGTCACTCCATCTACACGAAACAACTTTAAGAGAAAGGCTTGGAATGATAAGTCAACCACAAATCAACAGGATACACAATCCAAAGAACCCATTCGGGATCAGCGTTGAGTCAATGACATTAAGGATCGAGTCGCGGATGCCCATGATTGTTGAGGACTTTCCTTCTGGGTCTTGTTTCCAATACCAGTTCTCAAGGAATAGAACCATCCTGAACACAGGCAAAGAATACCAACTTGAAGAGGAGAAATACTATAAAGAATTGACTAAAACGATGCAGCTAGTGTTTCCAACAGTGCTTTTGGGAAAGACTAACATACCTGGGACGGTGAAAACAGCGATGCACGCACAGATAGAGTTCCTCATAGAGAATGGCGACCTGGACGAAGCAAGCAAAAATCGTCTCAGGGAACAATTGGAGGAAAGAGATGTCGTCATAAGTGATTCGGAAAGTGAAGAAGATTAGAAAAATGGCC